AGTTCAACGCCATATACGCGCACCATTTCGTCGCGGTCGTATCTTTCAGGGTAAGTACCAATGATGTATGCGTCCTGCCACCTACGATGTGGTGTCGCGGTTTTAATCTCGTCAAGCAATAAATCCTTGATTTTAAAAGCAATACGCTTTGTTGCGTCGGGCTTATCATACATACCGCAAACACATATTGCCTTGTGTATCTTGTCAAGGTCAACAACAACATCATTGCGGCTTGCCACACTTTGCACATAAGTTTTTTTACCTGCATAAGGCGAGCCATACACAAGATATACACGCTTTGTGGATATTGCATTGCCAAACCTGGTGTGTATTTCGTTGTGGCAATTATGACACAACACCTCAATATTATTTGGGTTAAGCGTGATATTTGGGTCGTCTATGTTATCAAGTGTTAATTCAATTATGTGGTGCGGTCTTAATTCGTTAATATCAAACACATTGCCACATCTTGCACAAACACCGTTGCTTTTTATTTTGCAAGCCTGCGCAAGGGTTAAATAATCTTTACGACAATAAAACGCGTGTATTGGGTCTAATGCCATATTAAATACCCTCTGCGTCAGGTGGGATTTTACCTTCAGCCTGTAATCTTAACGCCTCTTTGCGTAATTCTAACATTTGTGGGTCGCGTGCAAATTCGTCGCTAAAACGGTTAATAAGTAAAAATTCCAACATACCTGCGTCGGCTTTTGCATATCTATCGTGCGTCGTCGTTTTAGAGCCTGTAATATTTCCTTCTTTGTCTTTAAAAACAACGGTTGTGGTTTCTTTGTAGGCATAACCGACAGCAACTTGATATGCTTTATTGATTAAATCCGTCTTTAATTCGGTTTTTGCTTTACAAAGTATTGCGGTTAATTCGGGGTTATCTTTTTTGTATTGCGCCCATTGCGTTTTGCCAACGCCGTAATATTCGCAAATTTGACCTTCAGTAACACCACATCGTATATACTTGGCAATATCTTCCAAATAAGGTTTTACCTTATTTGAGTATTGTGACGGTGTGCCTGTTTTCTTTTTTGGTTTATCCTGTTGCTTTGTTGACTCGGCGGCTTTTATAGGCGTTGTGTTTGATTTTGTTTCTTTTTTGGCTGTTTTTGTGGATTGTTTCGGCATTTTTGTCCTCCTATTTATCAATTAAACTTTTTGTAATAAATAAAATTGGTGCAAGTATGATTGTAATAATTATCGGCACGCAACAATTGAGCCAAGATAGCGTCGTTGCGTTGCATAATTTAAAAATTATCATTATCGCAGATATTTGCAGGCAAATAGTACATATTGCGACGGTGATTAAATAAATTGCACTTATAATTGCTTTGGTTTTCATATTAACCTCCCACGAGTTCAATGCTTAACATTGCATACCCGTCTTGTAATCCAAAACCGCAGTTTTGTAAAATATGTGTTATGCGGACTTTATAGGTGCGTCCTGTGTATTTATCGTCTTTAAACTCTTTTAAAACCAAGATGTCGCCAACTTGATAATCGCGGTCATTAAATCGTAACTCGGCTTTTTTTTCTTGGGTAATCACAGCGTTAAAATATTCGGGTGCGATTTTTAATTCAATAACTTTGTGCATTTTTAGTACCTCCATAAACAAATAATTTTTCAATTTTAGGTAATTTGTTGCGGTTGTTTAGATGTGTGGTTATTTCGTGCTGCCAAATACACTTAAAATCATTTGGCGCGTCATATTCGCTTATAACCACAATGTGACCATCCTTTGTTTTATCCCTGCACCATTGCCAAAACGCGTCGGTGTCAAAGCCTTTAACATATCCAACGCCGTTTTTATATGGCGGGTCACAATAAATTAAAGTTTGTTGTTTTGACGGGATAATATCGCGGTAATCGCAGCAACTAACCAAAATGTCGCACAAGTTCGGTAATTGATTTTGAAAATTGCTTTTGCTTTCTTGGTAATAATTGCGCATTTTGCCGTCTTTGGTTTTTGCAATAGCGCCATAGCAGCCTCCATAAACGCGGGCATTGTATGACGCAAATAACAATATCGCCGCACGATACCAAGACGGATATTTGTTTGCATTGTCGCGCACATCGTAATAATGCTCACGGCTTGGTGTTTCATTGATTGTGTCAAGTAATTTTGGATTGTTGCGGCAGGTTTCCACTAGGTCAATAACAAGTGGGTCAATATCACAGCCGATTTTGTTGTTGCAAGTTATCTTGTCAATAATATTAAACCCGCCAACAAATGGCTCAATGTAAGTTTTGATGTTATTTTTATAAATATAATTTTGTAGGATTGGCACGATATATTTTGCCAACTTTGCTTTACTGCCTAAATATTTCATTTTTTATTATTCCTCCTTTTTTCTTTGACTCGCGCTAATTTTGCGTAAATATAAGCGCCTGTAACATATTCGCTTGTTTTGCAATAATGCTCAATAAGTGTGTATTTGTCGTTGTACATTGTTTCAAATACGGTGCTAGCACTTAAAGCGCCTGTAACAAGTTTGTTTACCTTGCGTCTTGTAAACTTACAATCAGCAATGGTTATTTGCGGTTTTTCAAGGTTTTTAGATGTAACATATCGCTTTGAGCCTTTTGGGTCTTTGGTAATGTACCTTATCAAACCTTCGTAACCGCTCTCGTCGGCTTGTAATCTTCGCGTTTGTGTTCTTGCACCGTTACGCCACAATTTCTCGGCAACATCACGGTCGGGGAAGTTAATAACTATGTGGTGGTGTACACGCTTTTTGCCTTTTTCTTCGTCGTCCTCAAATTCGGTAGTGTAAATATACTTTAAGTTTGGAAAGTTGTGTTTTTGCGCATAGTATTTTAAGCGGCGTATAAATTTGATAAATTCTTTTTGTGCGTCCTCAATTGTTTTTGGGAGGCGTTTTGTTTCGTATGTGAAAGTACCCCAAATATCGTCGTCAGTAAAATTTGTATTTGCTAGCCTTATGATGTTTTTTATAGCATTTTTTTGATTAAGTCTTTTTTGTGCGTCGCGGGTGTTTCTAAATCGTCTAGCCCTATAAAGTGACGAGCGCGTATTCCAAATTGGGTAAACTTCACACTCTAACACATTACCGCTTTTTATCGTCTTTGTTCTGTAATGGATAATGTGCTTGTCGTTTAAGTTCGCTAACATTTCCTCGTTCGTATCGGTGTAATTAAACAACTCGTCATTATCGTATCTATCAACACTAAATTTTGCCATTTGGTTTTATTCCTCCATTTTAAAAACAAAATAAAGTGTTAGACTGCGTGGGGTTTCGCCCCCACCCGACGACAAGGCGTTGCACCCTTGACCCGCAAGGCTCACAAGAATAAATCCGCTTTGCGATTGATAAACTAACTGTGCGAGTATGTAAATCAATCTTTGCTTATATCGTGTTAGTGATTATCTCGTCGCTTAACTTAACCTATAACACACCGCCAAGCCTTTACAAAATATTGCTTACGCAACTTGCAGGTATGCAAGCAGGGTATTTTGTAAATCTTGTCTTATGTGTTACTTAACGGTTAAGGCGAACGAGAATAAATCACAAACACTTAAATCAAATATTACTTCGTCGTTTAGTTAATACTTGATTACAAGCCCGAAAAGCACATTTTTTTGTTTTCCTGCGTTGACTTTTAGCGTTGATTATGCTATAATAATTTTAGGTTTGGTTGATATTCCTATATCGTCAATCTTGGAGGCTGTCGCGAGTGCCAAAAGCGACAGCCTTTTACTTTATTTTGTTTGTTTTTATGCCAATTTGATTGACTAATTACAGGCAAATTGTGTATAATAATTATGTCAATGCAAATTGGCATTTGGTTAGCCGTTAAGGTGTGTTTGTCCGCCCTTGACGGCTTTTTCTTTTTCTAAAATTTTTTGATATTTTTTATCAAGTGCATATATAAATTGCTGCACGCAATCCGTCTTGCTTAAATATCCTAATTTACGCAAGGCATTTTTGTTTAAAACACGCTCCGCAATATCGCGTCTAATTTCAACCGTAAGGTTATAAACATTGTCGCCGTGTGATAAACCGCCTCTATCTTTGCGTGCGGTTGCAACTATATTTGGCGCGTTTAAAGCGCTATTTTTATTTGATTTTTGCAAAAGGTCAATTCTTGTTTGTCGTATATATCTAAAACATCACACTTTGCGACATCACATATACAATCAAGTACCTTTGGTGTTGGCAAACAAATATCGTTTACAATTTTGCTTAATAATGATTTGTCAACGCGTTGGTCTATACGGCGCACATTGTCTAGCAGTTCCTTCTGCATTATTCCTTTACTTATCATTAAATTTTTGTATTTTGACATTTTGACCCTCCTGTTTTTCTTCTTTTTCATTTTGGGTTTTTGTTTGTTGGGGCTTTTTGGCAAATATGCCTGACACATCACGCAGTAAATTTTCCTCTACCTGTGTTAAACCACTTTGTTTTAATTTATCTGCTTTAATGTAAAGCGGTACGGAAGGTAGGAAGTCACCTGTCGGGCTGCGCAATGCTGTTACGCCAACCTGTATAAACACTTCATTTGTCATTTGGTTTTATTCCTCCTATTACCCGCACAAGGCGGGCAGATTTATTGATTAAAGGCAAAATGCGGGGCGAACGCCGCTACTGCTAGTAGCCCAATAACTGTCAGCACTACCGAAGTAGCACACAAAGCAAAAACTGAGAGAGTCGGCAAGATAAGGGGAGCGCAACCACCACCAATCAGTATCGCCTGCACGGTAAGCAATTCGGTTTTCTTCATTTTCAAAATATGGATATTGTTTGCCTTCAAAATCAGCAGTATTATTGCTATTGCCAAACACCTCGCGTTTGCTAAATAAAAACAGTTTATCCTGTGTTATTTCGGTTTTATTTTCGCTACCGCCACCAACACCTGTAATCTTGTCAACATCGGTGATAACATCTTGTAAATCACTTGGTAACAAATTAAATAACCTTTGCATATATGCGTTACGCATTTTTGATTTAGCCCAACCGCCGTCGGTGGTGTCGGTTTCGTTCATTTCAAACCTGCCGTCAATTAAATTTTTAAAAGCAAAGGTGATACCTGCTTTATCATTTGAGCCACTTATTGTATCGTGGTTAAACCCAACGATAACAACTTCGGCTTTTTCACCTGTATAAAGCGTAATCGTTTTTGTATCGCCAATTACAAAGACACTATCAGCGTAACCTTCGTCAGCAGCCTCTTTTATTTCCTGCCAAGTGTAGTCGTTTAAACTTTTTCTAGGTGTGACATTATATTTATTTTTAAATAATGTTGATATGGCGTTAACCACATTTGATATGTCGTTAACGGTTGATTTTACACACATAATATTGCCGTCACCATAAACAGTAGTTTTTTTGATATGTTCGTCAAAGATGTTAAAAATATCTTTTGCAATTTCACTTGCAGTTTGTTGTTTGATTTCGTTTTTAGTTTCTTTTGCCATTTTGTGCCTCCTGTGGGATTATTTCAATTTTTACATTTTGTTGATTTGCAACGCTGCCAATAACGGCGCTTAAATTTAGGTCAATTTTTATAATTGAATTTTTAGGGCGGTCAATTTTATTAACCGCGTCCGCAATTGCTTTAAGTTCTTTTTCCATAATTACACCTCAACTTTTGCGCCGTCGCTATAAGTAAAACCAATAACAATGTTGCCTTTGCTGTTTGTTGATATGTTTACCTTCAGGCGTCCAAATTTAAAATTAACCGAGTCAACAACTCCGTCAAGTACGGATATTCCCGCAACTAACAATAGGTCGTGTAATTCGCCTTTAAGTTCCGTGTTACGCTTTTCGCAATATTCCGCAAAGTCGTCAATACTTTCTCGTAATTTGGTTATGTTTTTATCGCGTTCCGCCGCCTTTTCTAATTGTTGTTGATATTCTCTTGCTTTTTCACATCGGCAAGTAATTGTTGCCGCCTCGTCCGCTGCGTCCTGTGTTGGATACGCTGCGGTCGGTAATGTTTGTTGCTTGCAAAATCTGCAAGTTGGATAAAATGTTTTATTTTCCATAGTTTTTACGCTCCTTTTTTATGGTTTTTATTTGTGTTTTTAAATCGTCAAAGTAATCAAGGATAAAACAAAGCGCAAGCCTGTCCTGTTCTTGTTGTTCAAACGGTTTATAATCTTCGCCCGCAGCATAATCGGCTTGTAATCTAGCAGCCAAGTCGTCTAAATCTTTATAGTAAGATTTAACAACCTCAAAGGCTTTGGCTTTGGTTTTGATTATTTTTAATTGGTTTTTATCTTCCATTTGCCGCGTCCTCCTGCGATTGATTAAGTAATTGTGTAAGTTCAATATTGCATTGGGTTAAGTTTGCAATCCTGTCGTTGTTGCGATTGATTGCTTGTTGTATTTTTTCTTGCCTTAAAATTTTAGCGTCGGCAAGTGTACATCTAAAAGTAAGGTTGTAATGCTCCATTGTTGATTTTTTGATTGTTCTTTCGTAAAGACTCCAATTTTTATCAACAGGGCGGGCAATATATTGTTTTGGGGTTTCTTTTACAATTTCGTACTCAATTATGTTAAAATTTCCGTTTAACGCATAAAGTTTGTTATTTTTCACTTTTAGCCTCCTCAATTTGACTTTGGGTCATATTTTGGCTTGTCGGGTAATTCGTAATTTGTGCCAAATTTTTTGTTATGTTCTTTAACTTTTTGCTCTTCGTAAGCGTTTAATTTATCCGCCACCTGACAAGCAAGCGAATAACAATCATAAACACAATTATCAATCCTGCCGTAATACGAATTGTCAACTTCTAAAATTTTCTCAAAGTCAAGGTTGCGACAGTTTGCAAATGTGTTAGTATCAAATTTTTTTGTGGTTGTGTGACCCCAACCGCGCTCGCAAGTTGTATATAATAAAAACTCCTCGCGCTTGTTACTTCCTGCTTTCCAATAACCGTTGTCACTTACTAACTGCGCGATTGAATAAACGCGCCACCTAGTAACTTTGTATCGGCTTATTGAAAGTGACACCCTGTTTTTGTCACAGCAAGGGCAATCAAAAGTTATACCATTTACGGTTACCTTTCTTGTATCGCCACAAACTTGGCAGGGCTCGTAATAGCGCTTGGAGTTTAATTTTTCAATGGTGTAAAATACATCACCTAAATTTATTTTAATTGGTAAATTGTACTCAATTATTGTTTGTTGCATTTGGTTTATCCTCCATAATTTCAAATATTGATAATTGCGCGCACTCTTGGGCTAGCCAAGCCGTGCCTGCTTTATATTCGTCGTCGTCAATCTCAAAGCAAATATAATCGCGTTGCAACCGATGTGCCGTCACCGCAGTTGCGCAACTTCCTGCAAAAGGGTCTAGGATTAAATCGCCTTGTTTGGTGTGTTGATTTACTATTTTTGCAAGTAAATCGGTTGGTTTTTGGTTTTGGTGTATTTGTTTATCACCCGATACGCGATTAAAGTGCCATATATCGTCGTATCGTTTTGTATTTGGGTTAAAAGGTGCGCGACCTTTGTTGGCGTATATAATAAACTCATATCGTTTGCCATATTGCGCCTCCAAGTCACCTGCGGTGTGGTTGCCTTTATCCCAAACAATGATATTTTTAAGGGTAAAATATTGCTTAACTTGCTGCACAAAGAAGTCAATATTATCGCTACCGCAAAACATATAAAGTGGGGCATTGTCTTTTAAAACTTCATATAGCAGCGGCATTAAGTCTATAATCAATTGCGGGTTGTTGTCATTTTGGATTGTTTTGCAAAATTTATGGTCTTTGTTGTGCCTGTGATTTGATTTATAATTTATCAGGTAAGGTGGGTCGGTGATTATACAATCTACTTGCACCCCCCCCGCAACATCTCTTTAATACCTAGCAAGCAATCCATTTTATAAACTTGGTTGCGTTCAATTATCATTGTCGCTGCCTCTTATTTTTTCTTGCTGTGCCGCCGCCTGTTCTTTTGTGGCAAAAATAGTTGTATTAAACATATCAAAACTTGCACAATAAAACGGCTCAACGCCACGCTCTTTTTTAATTATTGAAAGATTGGCACGCTCACCAATGCCGCATAGTGAAAAATCTAAAATGCTATAAGCGGTTATTTTTTTAAGCCTGTTAAATTCCGTTGGTATCATATAAACCGTTTGATATAACTTAAAACCGTTTGGTGGCATAATTGCATTTTTAATTGCGTCAGCCTCCATTGTTACCATTTCCACAACATCACAATTTGCGTGGTATCTTAACTCTTTTAGTGCGCTATCTTCGTCCTTAAACTTATCGGCATTTAAAACGCTTTGCTCAAAAGTTATTACATCTTCACCGTAAATATCAGCAGAAAGTTTTAAAAATTCGCCGTCACTGCGTCTTTTTATTACATAAAACCTTTTAATTTGCTGCATTTTGGTCGCCTCCAAAGTGTTTTGATAATGCGTCAAGCATTTCGGGTGTTATTTTTGGTAGTATCGTGCCGCTGCCGTGACACTCATAACAAAGTTGACTTCCGCCACCATAGCGCCAACCTCTGCCGTGACATAGTGGGCAGGATTTATTTATAAAGGTTTTTGCTTTTGCTATTGCGAGCGCTAATAATTCAAATGGTGCTTTTAAGGTCATTTTGTCCGCAGTTTCTATATTTGGGTAAATAACTTTTATAAGATGTTGAAAATCTATCGGCAATTGGTTAAATTGATACTCCCAATAAGCAGCAACCGCGTCCAATCCTTCGGTTTGTGATATAACAACCGCAGTTTTTGCCTGTTCGGGCGTAATTTTATTGTATGCACAATGTACATCGCCATTGGTGGGGTTATATTCTTTGATATAAATTCCCGTGATACCGTTTTCGGCTTGTAATATTACAAATCTATCTAAAATTGGTTTAGCCATTTGACACCTCCAAAATCCAATAATTACCGATTGTCTTGTTGCGACAATCCCACAAATCATAAACCGCATTGTTTACAATAACGGTTAAGTGATGTGCAACCGATACAATCGCTACCAATGCGTGGCTGCCGATTTTATCAAACTCGCCAACGGTGTATTTTGTGCCGTCGGGCTTTCGTGGTTGCTTTTGTTTTATAAAACCAAGTTGTGTAAGGTATTTTTCAAATGTAATTTTTTCATTTGGCATAGCCTTTATTTTTAAGCCTATATTGCAAAGGTCGGTAAAAACTGTATCCCAATTTTGTTTTGTAGCGTATGCAATGGCTCTTATAACGCAATCGTGGCGTTTTTTATTTTTTGGGTTTAGGTTGTTTTTGACAAATTCAATCATTGTGCCACCTCCTAAACTGTCGCCACATAAAGTTTGACAACGCCGTCAATCTTTGTGACTATATAGGATAATACTTCGCTTGCGTGTTTTTGTAATGCGTCCAAGCAATCCGCAATCTCGCCGTCAGGCTCGTTGATACCATTTACAATAACCTTGTTAGGTGTGCCAAATATTGCAAATGGATTTTGGGTTTGGTTGTTTTTCATATTTACTCCTTTTTACTGTGTCTTGTTAAGACACTTAATTTGCAAAAAAAATTGTGTTTAGTTCGTCATTAGTCAACTTATAGCGCTCTATAATTTTTACGATTTCGTTTTTACGGAAGTCTGCACCCCCATTTTTTTTAGCGCTTAAAGTTTGTGGCGTGATATTTAGATATTTTGCAAGCGTTACATTTGTGTCGCCAAATAACTTCATTTTGCTTTCAAGTAGTTTTTTATCCATATACACAACCCTCCTTTAATCAAGTTTGTGTCTTATTAAGACACTCATATAATAACAAAGCAAAATACCAAAGTCAACTAATTTTTAAGATTTTTTTTAATTTTATGAAAAAAATATTGAATTTTTAGACACAATATGTTAATATAAAGACACAAAGGCGGTAAAAAACTTATGGATATGGGTAAAATAATTCGTCAATTAAGGCTGCAAAAAGGCTTAACCCAAGAGGAGTTAGGTAAAATAATTGGCGTACAAAAATCTGCAATAAGAAAATATGAGAGTGGTACAGTTGAAAATATGAAGCGCTCGTCAATTAAAAAATTGGCAGATTTTTTTAATGTATCGCCAAGTTATCTTATGGGATTAGAAGAAACACAAAATGATAATTTAGATGTTTTTAACTTTGATAATAATTCTAATAGCGAAAATGTGATAGTATCAATTGGGCGTGGCGGTAAGCGTACTATTTATAAAATAAGCGACGAGGACGCTGTTATTGTTGACGCGTTCCTTAACAAATTTAAAAAGGATTAAGCCAATGAAGTTGACGGATAAAATAACAAATTTTATGTTGGTTAATCATATAAAAACGCTTGCGGACTTTGCCCGACAAGTTGATTTGCCATACTCAACGGTTGATAGCATATTTAAAAAGTCAAGCAATATAACCGCCTCAACACTTTTAAGACTTAAAAACTTAATGGGTATAAGCGCAGACGAGTTGCTTGACGATAATATAGATGTCAACTTTGAGCAATTAAAAAATAAAAAGTATATCAACGGCGATGTTGATGTACCCGATAACACAGTAATATCAATTGGGCGTGGTGGTAAAAGGTCAATTTACACAATTGCGGATAGTGACGCACTTATAGTTGACAACTTACTTGAAAGATTAGGCAAAAAAAACGAATAAGCCAACGCGTGATTTTTCAAAATTGATAAATTATAAAAATGTGCGCGACGCGGCTTGGCTGTTCTTGTTAAATAATAATGTTTGCCGCTTACCTTTGGATATAGAGCAAATTGTAGCACAAAACGATTGGGTTTTGCTTTTGTATGAAGAAAACATCAAGGTTGCAAATGCGCTTTTAAAGGGGCGACAGGATACTTGGCAGGACGGCATAACTTGTGTATATAAGGGTTTTAAGTTTATAATTTATAGAAAGTTTACAAATTTGGGGCGTTGGCGGTTTACAATTGCGCACGAGTTCGGGCATATCACCTTGCTACATTTAAACAAATTATCCAATGAAGAATACGAACGCGAGGCAAATATGTTTGCAGCACGGGTGTTAATGCCAATGTGTGTAATTAAAGAGTGTAAAGCATACACAGCCGTCACCATAGCAAGTTTATGCGGTGTATCGTTGACCGCCGCCACCTTCAGGGCAGAAAGATTGCAAATGCTATTAAAACGCAATAAATTTTATACATCTGCACTTGAAGTAAAATTGGTTAAACAATTTAAAATGTTTATAAAAGAATATTTGGAGGTTAAAAATGGGTTTATTTGATATGTTTAAAAGTAAAAAACAAAATAACAACAGCACCCCACCGTCGCAAAATACAATTAAACCCAAAGGTGGATTTGACAACTTGCCTTTATATGAGCATATATCGGGTGTTGATTGTTTTGATATTCACTCAAAAAGGTATAATGATTTACAAATTAAAATTGGCGACCATTTACAAGTATTGTTTATGCCTAGCGCTATAAGTAATGCCATTGACGCCGTTGTTTGCTTTGAAAATAAAAAACTTGGATATTTACCTCATAATATAGGCAAATGGTTACGCTTGTTTTATAGTAAAAACGATAACGAGTGTATTGTTGAAAATATTATTTTGGGTGATAAAAACGAATTATTTGTCAAAATTAAACTTCCATATAAAAATATTGATAAAAACTTACCATTAAAAACAAACTTGGTTGGCGTAACATTTGATAATAGACAAAATGCTTTAAATCAAAGCATAATTGGCGATATTGTTACAATAAAACACGAGCCAACGGCAGAATATCCAAACATTTTAAAAGTTTACAATCAAAAGTTAAATCAATGTGTTGGCGTTATACCAGACGATACCGCCACTAAATATGTAAAAAAATATAAACAAGGTTGTATGTTTAGCGGGGTTATTTATTCATTGTATGGTGGCAATTATACACAAAACATCGGTGTTGATATTATTATTTTAGATAACATAAAGGAGGTTTAAAGTGCAAAACGCGGTTATTTACGCGAGGTTTAGTTCGCACGGACAAAATGAGCAATCTATTGACGGTCAAGTTGAAGAGTGCCAACAATACTGCGAGCAAATGGGCTTTAATGTGGTTGGGATATACCACGATAACGCTATAAGTGGCAAATTTGACGAAAAACGCTCGGATTTTATGCAAATGATAGCCGATAGCAAAACGGGATTGTTTCAATACATAGTTGTTTGGAAGTTAGACCGTTTTGCGCGCAATAGGTATGACAGCGCTATCTATAAAAAAGATTTAAGCAAGCGCGGTATCCGTGTTTTGTCAGCAAAACAACAAATATCGCCAACAAATGAGGGTATATTCTATGAGGCTATATTAGAGGCTAACGACGAATATTACAGCCTTAACCTATCAACAAATGTAAAGCGCGGACAGCGCCAAAGTGTTGAAAAAGGTTTATTTATTGGCGGTCATACATTGTTTGGTTATAAAATAAACAAAACCCCCGTTGGCAACCATTACGAGTCAAAAGTTGAGATTGACGAAAAAAATGCACCTATTGTGCAATTTATATTTGAAGAGTACGCAAGCGGTACACCAAAAAAAGTGATTGTTGATAAACTAAACGCAAAGGGCTATAAAAATTTTAATGGCAAGCCGTTCCATATTAACAACTTCCAAAACACCTTGACTAATAGAAAATATACGGGCGAGTATTATTTCGGTGAAAATAAACAGTTTAATGATAACACATACCCACCGTTAATATCCAAAGAATTATTTAACAAGGTGCAGGAGCGTTTAAAAGCCAACAAGCGTGCGCCTGCAAAGGCAAAAGCAATAATTGATTATTTACTTACAGGTAAAGCGTATTGCGGACATTGTGGGTCGCCTATGGTCGGCACAAGTGGCACAGGCAAAATGGGTAATAAATTTTATTATTATAATTGTTCAACAAAATATAAATATCACACCTGTAAAAAATGTGCAGAAAAAAAAGGTTTTTTGGAGTGGTATGTAACCGAGCAAACATTGGAGTATGTGTTACAACCTGCGCGTATGGATTACATTGCGGGTCAATTGGTTGAGGCATATAAAAGGACGGCAAGTTTTGCCGAGATTAAATCGCTTGAAAGTCGCATAAGTGAGGTTGAAAAAAGCATTGAAAAAGCGGTCAACGCAATGATAGACGCTACATCGTCCGCCACTCGCAAATTGTTAGACCAAAAAATCGCGGATTTTGAATTTTTACAAAATGGCTTAAAAAATGAGTTATTAAAACTAAAAGCAATGAATAAAGCCAATTTTACAAAAAAAGATATTATTGCGCAACTAAAATTGTTTTGTAATGGTGACCCACTTGACCCCGAGTTCCAAAAGCGCATAATTGACGGCATTGTTAATAGTATTTATGTGTACGACGACCGCATTTTGATTTATTACAACCTACACAGCGCAAAACAAGTGTCGTTTATAGATAATGCCAATATAGCCGAAAATGCCGAAAAAACGGGCGATTTAGCCACTAATATTGACGAGGGTAAGTGTTCGTATTTAAAATGCCTCGCCCCGCCAAGCAATGTCAAATACGAACACCAAACACAAAAGGTATATTATGTATTTGTTGACGGATTATTTGGCATAGTAATTTATAGAAAAAACACCGATAAATAATGCGGTGTTTTTTTATGCGAAGTTTACGGCGCGACAATCAATTCGTCGTCACGCTTTGACACAGGCATTGCTAAAACACAATTACCATTATT